CGTAAGCTCCGATGACATCGTATGTATGATTTGTGACAATGAGCGGGACATTTGCTTGACCTAGTTTGAGTGTGAGCATTCGGAATGCACCTTTGACCAGTTGCGATTTGGTCATATCACGAACTTGCTTGTCGTTCAGTGCATCAGTAATTTCTTTCTCAGTGGAAAGCATACCTAAAGAGTCTAGCACAAACATACAGGGTTTGCGTTCCTCTACAGGTTTTTTTAAGTAAAGGTCTACTGCCTTGAGCGCCTTTGTGCGAAACTCTTCAATAGTAACAACATTGACAACCACAAGACGAGAAGTATCAATTCCACGGGATTCTACAAGCGATTTAGTAATAGCAGCCTCAGTATCAAAGTAGAGACAATAACCATCGGGGTGAGTATCAAGAAAATTCTTAACAACGGCGAGACTGAAGAAAGTTTTTCCAGTACTAGACTCTCCAGCAATAGCAGTAATCTTATTCCCAGATACACCACCAAATATACTACCTGAAACCAGTGCGTTAAAAATGTACGAACCCGTGTCAACATAAGTCTCAGTCTCATCAATGTCCGATGCTAATTTTGTATAGTCATCGCCAATTTCTTTTACAATATCTTTAAGAAAATCCATCACATTACCATCCCATATTCGTCAGAAAGAATTTTTTTATAAGGTAAACCTTTTTCCCTAAGGTCTTTCACCAATTTGAGTTTATGATAAAGAGCAGAGTCTCCACCAAATCCAAGTGCCTTAACAATAGTATTTAACTCTTTGTCATTGATAGGTAAATCCATTAAGCAAAAAATAAATCAAGGTTTACAGTTTTTTCTACGTTCCACCCAATTGCATCAAGAATAATCTTGAGTGGTTCTAGAAATGCCTTTTCAAATTGTAGTTCATAGTCTATGTATTTGTCAAGATTAAGTTCCTTCGGAAAATCTTGAATAAAAGTAATCACATTCTCGTGAATAATATTTGGTTTTTTGAGATAAACGAATTTAATTTTTTCGCCATTCTGAATGAGAGAATACTTATTAGTAAGTTTATTTTGTTTTACATAGTGGTTGAACAATAATGCACCCCTAACATGAATTGGCGTTCCTTTAACATAAATTCCTGATGTAGAAGAATATTTTTGGACATCAGAAACGGATCGTGGAAATGCTATTTGTTCTGGAGAAAGTTTTTTGAATTGACTTTTTGACTGCTCAATATAATTAATCATATCATCTTCTGTCCCACTCATCATAATGCTGAAAGAATCTTTGAGCATTTTACGACAGGGTGCTGGTGTAGAAGATTTAATTGCTTCAATACCTTTGATTTTTAGTTTTGGTTTCTCATAGCGGACGCCTTCACTATCCCATACGCTAAGAATATATCGCTTCTTCGCAGTCCAAATACCACGTTCAGCAATACACTCACGCTTCATAATCATTTTTTGCTCATAGGCATTTGCGTAGTCAGCCAGTTCTTGGTAAGAACCTTCAATATACTTCTCAAGTTCCATCTGACAGATCTTATCAAGGAACGAAACAATGCCTTCAGTAGTTTTCTCTCTTCCCTTGTATACAGTTTCAACCAGAGGACCCATATTAATATAAAGAGAGTCAGTGTCGGAAGCAATAACATAATCTTCACCATCCGTTTTAAGAACTTTGTTTAGGTAAGAATTAACACGATTCATAATCCACTGAATAGAAACCTGTCCAGAAAGAGTAATCGCTTCAGCATTTGCGAGTTTGTAATAACGGAAATACTGATTGCCAATCGCACCATAAGCAGAGTTAAGTTGAATCTTTCGTGCCATCTGAATGTTATTACAGCGGGCAATTTCTTTTACAAGTTCTTTATTCTTTGTTTTCTCATACTCTTGCTCTGCAGCAAGCATTTTCTTTTTAAAGATTACACGTTCATTGTAAATTTTCTCCATCAGTTCGGGAAGAAATCCACGCACGTCTTTGCGATACATTGCACCATTGGCACAAATTGCATAATCCTTATATAACTCAAAATTAATACTTTGATTGAGAATCTTATCTACAGAAACTGTTGGGTGTTTTTCTTCTACAAGAGTTTCTGGGGAGATGTTATACATCATGATCAGGTGTGGATATAGTGAGTTCAGGTCAAAACTCACCACCCAATCATACATTCCAGGAATTGGTTCTTTTACATAAGCACCAGCATACTTTTCATCTTTCTGAGTTTTATTCTTCGGAGGAATAACAATATTCCTTTTCTTCAGATATGTGTAGATAATATTATCCCACATACGAACCTGATAGAACACGTCAGCATAATTTACTTTAGCGTCATATGCCATTGTAAGTGCCAACTCAATGAGTTTCATCTTATCTTCCAGGCGGTCAACAAGTTCTACGTCAACGATGTTGTACTCAATAAACTTTTGCCAACCTTTTGTATAAAAGTCTTTAAATGTATCAAACTCTGAGTGATCTAGTTTTTTCTGACCCAGTTCAACCTCAGCAATATAATCAAGACGATACGACTCCTGTGCCTTATAAGTAAATTTCTTATAGAGATCAAGATAATCTAACTGAGTCAAACCACCAACATCAAAAGTGGTGTGTTTGCGACCGTTAATGTAAATTTCTCCTTCAGTAACAAGTCCCCAGTTGGAGAATCGCTTCATGAGTTTTTCCCCAAGAACGCGATTAAGTCTCTTACAGATATAGGGAATATCATACAACTGAATGTTCCACCCAGTAATCACATCAGGAACGTTGACCATCCAATAGTTAATGAAATGACTCAGCAATTCATACTCAGAAGGACAGTGATGATAAGTCAAATCATTGCGATTATGCTTGAAAGGTTTAACTCCCCAGGTAATAATTTCCTTTGTCGTATAGTCCTGAATTGTAATTGCAAGGATTTCTTCGGAGCAAGATTCTACATCAGGGAATCCTTGCTCAGAAGCAACCTCAATATCCAAAGTTACAAGTTTAATTTTGCTAATATCAAACTTAATTTCATCCTCTGGATATTTTTCCGAAATATATTGATAGATATAGCGATCATTTCCATAGATCTCAAACCCATCAACCTCATCATACTTTTTGTAGAAATCACGACAATCCCTTACAGTTCCAGGATTAATCGGTTCTACTGCTTCACCACTTAATGTTCTATACTTAGAATCTTTTTTAGTTTTTACAAAAAGAGTTGGGAAAAACTCATCTCTTGTCTCAAATCTTTTACCATTCTCTACTCCACGAACCAAAAATTGATTTCCAATCAATTGAACATTAGTGTAAAATCTCATCCTTTAATCAAATCCTCGTATTTTTCAAGTAAAGTTGGAGTTGGATCTGCAAGTGTCAGAATCTTATCCGAACTCATCATAAATGTATCTTGTTTTGTATAACCACAAAGAAATGGTTCTAAAGTTTGGTCACTCCTCACTACAAATGGATCAACCAACTTACAATCAGGTTCTCCAATGTCAGCGCCTATTTCTTCAATTTTACTGATCAGAATCAGATTGTTCAGCAATGCCAGTATTTTGATCGTCTTTTCCATAGTTTACAACTTCCTCAACGTACATGTCATACAGTTGATCAATGGGATCAACCATAGTAATTACCCAATCAAGTGAGATTGGAATAAGTTTATTTTTTGTTAGTGGCATCCAAGGATAAAATGCCAATTGAAAAGATGCTTTTTGTTCTGCCTTTTCGGGTTCTTCTTGAGGACTTTGCTCAGAAGGTCTCATTTTTACAACACAAGGTTTATCAAGAAAATACCCAACTACTTTTGGATCATTTTCATCACCAACCATCATTTCTTTAACGTCTGCAATGACATCTTCACCAGACTTTAATAGCAAAAGTTTAATTGACATTTCTACTCCGTACCTCCATTCATTCTACCAAGAAAAAAGAGGGGAGTCAACCTGGATTTTGCCAGGGTCCCCTCGCGCCGACGATATTCAATTATATTTATAAGTAGTCCTTTCTCTTATGATGATCTGGGACAATTCTACCAAGAGTCACAGATAACAAACCATCCTCAAAATCAACCGATCGCACTTCAGTGTCATCGGAAAGTGTCCATGCTCTTTTAAAACTTCGTTGTGCTAAACCTTTATGAATGTAATTAGACTCTGTTTCTTTATCTTCCTTTTGCCCTTCTACAAAAAGTTTTCCGTCTTGAGTATAAACATAAACTTCTTTTTTCTTAAATCCAGCAAGTGCAAGTTCAAGTCGTGATTCTGCATTACTAACTTGAACTAGATTGTATGGGGGATAATTTGTAGTGGTTTCATGAAGGTGAAAAATACGATCAAAATATTCGTCCATCCCAATACTGTACTTATTAATCTTCTCCATCAGCGCAGGAAGATCTGCAGAGTTAAACCTTGATGTTGCAAGATTAGTCATTATGGTATCTCCTTTAAAAGCGAGTTTGTATTGTGTGGATCCTTACGGCATCCACTACTAATTATACAAGATCATAAAAAAAGCGGGGTGTTGATCCCCGCTCATTTTTATTCGGTTTCCTGAACTTTTCCTTTTTTACCGATATTATACTTTTGTTCCAGAATCCAATCACCCTTGTCTTTATATGCAAGAACTTTAATCTGGTTTAGTGGTGCAATATCATTTACACCGTCAGGTTTTACAACCGTAATCAGTCCCCAGTCTGCAAGAAGACGAACAATACGATTTCTACGTTGCACGTCATTCACAGTAAGATTTGCATGTTTGCCGTCAAGAGCAAATAGCTCTTTAAAGTGAACAATATAATATCTACCCTGCTTATGAAGAATGTGGCAAGATTGATAGAGTTTTTTCTCTTTACGCGAAGCAACTCCAATACGGGTTAAAGTCTCACGAACTTTTAGAAAGTCGTCGGGTTCATTAAGAATGACCTCAACCATTTGGTTTTGTGACCAACTGATTTCTGGTTCTACTGTTTGATTAGCAGTAGTCATTTTTTTCCTCCAATTTCAAGTCTTTTTTTGATGAAAGCAATTTGTTCTTTTGATAAGATTTTCAGAGCTTGAGATGCCTTTTCATTACTATAACCATAGTATGATTTAATACATTCTAAGTCTGTGACTTTATCCTTTCGGAGCCAGGGAGAAAATCTCTTCCGTTTCCTTAGACTATTTAGATAAAAAGAATATTGCAGATCTTTATCAAGATGATGATACTTATTCATTTCGTTTGCATACATGATGCAATCAATATGTCCAGACAAACACCTATTGATAATATACGGAGGGTAATTGCTAATATCTTCGCCCAAATCCTCTTTTGTAAAGTTAATTGAGTTGAGCCAATCCTTCAATTCCATAATTAAAAAGCAGTAATTCTTTACGTTGTTTTTGCTCTCGCATATATTCACCAACCGAACGCATCGTGTAAGTCAAATCAAACTCAGCAGCATTCCATTTTCCACCAAGAAAACGAGTCTTTACTAATTGATCGGAATTATAACTAATCAATTGATGCATACTACAAGAATCACAATCAGCAGCAAACTTATCGTGATCAAATCCTTTGTGCATTGATCCTTTACGCCCATAGAGATTATCCTTAATGTCATAAGGAGGATCAAGATACACAAAAGCAGTAGTGTCTCCATCCAGTAGATAATCGTATGAGTAATTAGTTATACGCCAATGCTCAATTATCTTAGAATACTCAGGCAGCTTTTCAATCCCTCGCAAACTGAAGTTTGAGTTGGATGCTTGTGGTGAGAACGATGAACTCTCTGTGAGACCAGAGAAACTACACTTATTGACAACATAGAAAGCCACAGCACGATCAAGACTTGGCAAATCTTTGTCATTAACTTGCTCCTTTGCTTTAAGAAAAAGTTCTTTCGCTAGGTCTGGAGTATTGTTTGTCGTCTTAAGATCTACAAGTTTATCTTTAAGATCAGTGCCAAACATCTGGAGTTGTTGCCAGAAATTGACAAGAGGTTCGTAAAGGTCATTCACCCAAATATCTAGGTTAGGATATTTCTTTGTGATATAAATCGCAACACTTCCACCACCAAGGAAAGGTTCACGGAACTCACAATAATTACGAAGGTCTGGGAAATATGGACCCATCTTTTCACAAGCACGGGATTTACCGCCAGGATACCTTAAAGGTGTCTTAAGAGATTTCATTTAAATTCACACTCACACATAATTTCAGTAAGAGCAGCAAGAAGATTTACTTCCTGGTCAGCCACGAACGCACATTGGTATTGATACTTAGCAATAACAAGAACGGCAGCAGGGATAGACTGGGGTGAAAGATGATCAAAAGAGGCGTCGTAAATCCTGCGAAGTAAGTTACTAGCATCGTTGTCCAGGTTGGAGACCACCCACTTTCGGACTTCAGAAAAGTTTTTATCTTTGAGATTTTTGATGAGTTCATTTACAGAAACGTCAGAGAACGATGCAAGAATACCTGAGTCAATTTTACCACCAGTAGAGTATCGTTGGATTTCATTCAGGACCCTACGGAAGTCTGGGAAGTGTTTAGATACTAGTTCAGCAACAACTTTTTGATCATATTCAATTTTCTCCTGATCCAGGATTGATTGAAGTCGTTGAAAGAAACTACCTGCAAGTTGAACTCTTTGCTTCCCTTTGATGGTGAAGTCAATGACGGCACAACGGGAATGAAGAGGTTCAATAATTTTGTTTTTGTAGTTGCATGTGAAGATGAATCGGCAGTTGTTATAAAATGCCTCAATATTTGCCCGTAATAGGAGTTGTACGTCGTTCCCCGTGTTGTCAGCTTCGTCAATGATGATGACTTTGTGTTTAGAAGATCCCGTAAGTGAGACGGTCGAAGCGAAGTTCTTCGCCTGGTTCCGTACAGTATCCAAGAAACGTCCTTCGTCGGATCCGTTGATGACATAATAATCTGC